TTTGTGCTTGGGCATCTTGAAGAAGATGGGCAAACTGTACAAACCTTTACCGTGGTAGTGCCTGAGCTTTTGGTTGTAAATTCTGATCGTCGGAATCGTCACGATCAAGAAACTGTAGGTAGGTCCTTGATAACGTCCTAGTCTCACCCCTATTCTCTCACCTGAGGGGTTGGGGAATGGCCAAGAAAGCTACTGAACACAGCCGGTATGAAAGTCGCTACGGCGGCGGATGGGTTGCCCCGCAACAAATCCTGGCCGAGGTGATGTGCGAACGCCAGGCTGCCAAGGAAAAGACTTCTTTGCCAGCCAAGTTCTGGGAGTTGCCTCGCTGGAAGAAGATTTTTCTCCTTCAGCTGCGTTTGGCGCTCAAGCTTTTGGAAAAACACCACCCCTCTGTCATCTCAAGGGCGATACGGTCGCCCGAGGGCAAGAAGGTTTTTTCGTTCGGGGCACCCTTTTTCAAGGATGTCTTGGCGAGAGAGCAGGAGAAGTATGACGCGGAGATAGCCAGTCTGGCTGCCGCACCACCACCGCCACCGCCCGACCCTGTCGTTGACGATCAAGCGCCAAGGCCGGCCTTCATTCCCCGTCGTTCTTTGCGCAGCAAATTGGAGGATTTTGAGCGTGAGTAAGAGCAAGCAGGAAAGCCACGACACACAACTGCAAAAGGAACTGGTCAAGCAGTACGGCGAGGGTGTTGCTGTTTCCGCCAGAGACATGCTGGAGGAAGAGAGCCAAAAGAAGATGGTGGTGCCTGTCGGCCCGGCTTTGAATGTCGGTTTGCACGGAGGCATACCAGAAGGTTCCTGGATTACCTGTTCGGGCCAGCCCAAAACGGGCAAGGAGCAACCGGTTTCGGCCACCGTTTACACTCCCAACGGCCCCCGCAAGATCGGCGACCTAGTCGTGGGCGATGCTGTTTGTCATCCCGATGGGTCAGTCTGTGCCGTGGTTGGCGTCTTTCCTCAGGGGGTCAAGCCGGTTTACCGGGTCACCTTCGACAATGGGGACACGGCTGAATGTGGTTTGGAGCATCTCTGGGAAGTGTCCGCAAAAGCCCGCAAGTTACCCGAAGTTGTTGCGTTGAAAGATCTCAAGAACGATCTTTACTACAAGGAGAAAAACAACCGGTGGGGACAACGCCCCAAGTGGCATGTCCGCCTGACTGCGCCTGTGTTTTTCCGTCCCCGGCCGGTTCCGGTCCATCCGTATGTTGTCGGCCTGATGTTGGGCAATGGCTCCATGACCGAGAAACAGCTGAGCTTTTACGCCGCCGACAAGGAGTTGGCTGTTGCTGTGGCCGACCATGGCGACTGCGATATTTCGGCGTCTAAGTCGAATACTTACAGCTATTGGCTGACCGGGGCCAAGCAGCTCAAGACCGCCCTCAAGCGTCTGGGATTGATCGGCAGGAATTCGCACACCAAACATGTGCCGGACTGCTATCTCTACAATTCGGTCGAGGTTCGCCAGGCTGTCTTGCAGGGATTGATGGATACCGACGGCACGGTCGGCAAGTGCGGGAGTGCCGAATTCACCACTGTCTCGCAGCGATTGGCCGATCAAGTCAAGTGGCTTGTGCAATCTTTGGGCGGTCTCTGTTCTGTCAGAGCCTGTCGTCGCATCTTCAACGGCAAGCTCTTCCGTTTCTACCGTTGCCATATCCGCATGTCGGACATGTCGTCCATCTTTCGCCTTCCCCGCAAGAAGGCCCGCTGTCAGAAGCGTGTCAAAACGGCCATGACCCGCAGGATTGTGGCGGTGGATTATGTGCGGGATGAACAGTCTGTCTGCATCAAGGTTTTCCGCGAGGATGGCCTGTACCTGACCGACAATTTTATCGTCACCCACAACACTTCCACGGCGTTGTCGTTTGCTGCGCAATGCCAGAAGCCGGAGTACGGTGGTCGGCATGTTTACTACTTAAATATCGAGGGGCGTCTCAAGGAGATGAACCTCAAGGGAACTGCCGGGCTGAATCTGGACAAGTTCACCATCTTCCGGTCGACGCCCGAACGCATCCTGACCGCCAAGGATTATTTGACCCTGGCGATGAAGGCCATCAATACCGACCCGGGTTGTCTGGTCATCATCGATTCGGTCTCGGCTTTGTGTGACGAGAAGGAGATGGACGAGGGCGTTGGCTACGAGAATCGCGGTGCTGGCAACAAGATTTTTGCCGGATTCTGTCGCCAGGCATCGAATGTCGTGCCCGTGCGCAACTGTTTTGTCTGGGCGATCCTGCATTTGACGCAGTCCCAGGGCATGTATGGCGGCTTTGTCGAGAAGGGAAGTCGCACCCTGCAATACCAGGCTGATGTGCAGATGCGGGTCAAGTTTGACCGCGCCTGGAAGGTGGGTTCGGGCGGCAACGAAAAACAGATCGGCCAACAGGTTCATTGGCTGATCGAATCGTGTGCTCTCGGCCCGCCCCAGATGGAGGTCGACAGCTACATCCGCTACGGCATCGGCATTGACCATGTCTACGAGGCGATCAACCTGGGCGCACAACTTGGGCTGATCGGCAAGGCCGGGGCGTGGATGAGCCTGGACTACATGGAACGCCACCTTGACCTGATGGGCGTCGACAAGTGGAACGATGACGCCATTAAACGGGTCAAGACCCAGGGCGGCGAGAAGCTGTACAAGCTGCTTCAGGACAACCCCTCCTGGATTGCGGCCCTTGAGTCAGAAATCAATACCATGCTGCACCCGTCATGAAAGTCAAGGGCTTAGACGGGAGGACCTACACTTGGTCTTTCACCGGCAGATCGCATTCGGGGGCCGAGCTGGCCCCCCTTCGTTCCGGCCTGCATGGTCGCGTCAGGACAATCCTGCGCAGAATCTATCCGGTTGACAGGATCATGGAGGAGGTCGGCCTGCCGGGTTCCAACGGCCTGCGGGTGGATTTTTATCTACCCCTCCGCAATCTGGTGGTTGAGGCGCACGGTGAGCAGCACTATCGTTTTGTTGCTCATTTTCACGGTACACTCATGGGTTTTCTGGAATCCAAGGCCAGAGATCAGAAGAAGTTGGACTGGTGCCATCTGAACGGCATTCAGGTGATTGAGTTGCCTTACAACGAGGAGGACGAGCAATGGGAGAAGAGGCTGAGGCAGTAAAGTCATCGTCACAATCGGTCGATGAGATGTTGGATAGTTACGAGAAGATGATCCTGCCGGCGGAAGACAAGGGGGCGATGCGCTACATCAACATGTCACAGCATGAATTGAATGCCATGTCCGCCGAGGAATGCAACGAGGCCGCCGTCATGTTGACGAGCCTGGCCTTCCATGTGGCCAAGGCTTGCAACAAGCTACGGGCAAAAATCCGGTATTGCAACGAGGCCATCCTCAAGTGTATTGCCAGCAGGACTGCGAACTACCGGTACAACTCGCCCGACGAGAGGAAGGCCTTGGCAATCCAGGAGGACGATTTCGCCAGCAACACCAAAAGGCAGGAGGTTTCCCTGTCCTGCCGGCTGGAGAGGATCGATTACCTTTCCCTGCGTCTGGAAAAGGTGGCTGACATGTTTGCGTCTTTGGCTGCGACCAAAAGGAGACAACAATGAGCGACAAGGATTTGCTGAAAAAGATGGCTTTGGCGATGGCGTCCGAGGATTGGGCGACCGTTGCTGAAGTAGCCAGTCAGATGGCGGGCAAGGAGGCGCCTCCTCCGGAGTCTGTCGCCAAACCAAAAAAGACACCGAAAGCCAAAAAGGCACCGGAACCCGTCAAGTCTGTTTCGACCAATCAGTTCAAGGACGACTTGTCTCTTGAAAAGAGCCACATAGCCACCGACAAGAAGCTGAACCGGAAGATGCGTCCGGCAGCCCGCAGACCCCCGTCGCAAAACCAGAGGATGGTTGATGTGGTCTGTCCCAAGTGCAACAGGACACATCAGGTTGCTGCCGTCCAGGCGGCGCTGCGACGCGAGATCGATTCCGGGGTGGTTTGCGCTGGCTGTCTGAAGAGGGGAAGGTCATGAATCAGGATCCGGCAGCGGAGAGGGCCGTTCTGGCGGCTCTTCTCAAGGGGGGCCACGAGGCCTGGGTGGATGTCTCCGATGTCCTTTCGGCAGACTGTTTCAGTTGCGGCACCAATGCCGTCTATTACCGTTGCCTAGAGAAGGTTCTGGCAGAGCCAAACTCCAAGGCCGACATCCCCTCCATCGTGTCGGCGGCTGGCACTTTGGGATTTGCGGACACATTCAAATCCCAGGAAGAGCAGAAGTACCTGCGGGCTTTGGCGGTCACTCCGGTTGAACCATCCAATTTACGCCGGTTG